CTAGATAGATTTCAAAGTAACCACCGGCCGGGCAACAAATAGCAGTATAAAAACAATCAACTCTATACTCCCGGCCCGGATCAATTAACAGTTTATTTAATTCTTCAGTCCATTTTCCCGCTTTTTTCTTATCGTAGAAAACAACTAAAACCTTATCCATTTTAAAAAACCTCCTTTTATATTAAACCTTCTTTTTGAAAACTGAATAAATTATTCTCACCGATAATAATATGATCTAAAATTTTAATTCCTAAAATTTTACCTCCTTCCTTCAATGTTTTAGTAACTGTTATGTCTTCTTCGCTTGGTCCTGACTCCCCGCTTGGGTGATTATGACAGAATATCAGACATGAAATACCTTTTAAAATTGCACTTCTAAAAACTTCCCGGGGATGGATCACACTTTCGTTAAGGATCCCCAGGCTAACCAACTCAATATATTGAACCCGGTTCTTAACATTTAACCCCATAACCCAAAAATGTTCTTTTTGCTGATCAACTTCACACTCACTATTTAAAATACTTCTAAAAACCTCTGCAACTTTATCCGATCCGGTAACCTTGATTGTAGTATCACATTTAATATACATCTTTAAAACCTCCTTAAACCTTTATTTATTTAGACCTAACTAACTTTAACACAACTAAAACAACTTGTCAAGCATTATTATAAAAATAATTGAAAATAATTAAATAATTGACAATAATAAAGAAATAGTCTAATATTTAACTATGATTAACTCAGTAGATACCCCAAACCTGACCTATAAATTGGTTATCCTTGAAATCATCCCAGAACTGCCTAGAATTAATGATACTGATATGATCCAGGACGAAACCGGGGACAAAAAATCATGAGTAAATTAAAAAGAACAATAAAAGAAAGAGAGTTTATAAAAGCTTACATAGATCTAAAAGGCAACGCAACTAAGGCCTACTTGAAAGTTTTTCCCCAGGTTAAAAAATCATCCGGGGCGGTTTTAGGTGCCAACCTATTAAAAAAGATAAATCTAAAAATGACCGAAATGCTAAATCTAATAGGCGTTACGGATCACGTCCTAAGCGAAAAACTAAAAGAAGGACTCAACGCTAAATTGGCTAACGGTAAGCCTAATTTCTATGTAAGAGCCCGGTATATGGACATGGCTTATAAACTCAAAGCCCACTACCCGATAGACGAGACCCGCCTGAAACTTCCCGGGACTTCCGGGATAACTTCTGTAACCTTAAAAGAGATCATATACGGGAAAGATGGCAAATCTAAGCTAAGCGAAAAAGTAGGAATAGCCCAAATTGAGCATAAAAAGCCGGAAAATGAGGAAAATGGGGAGAATGTCCCTTTTTAAGAATGGCTACATATATAGCTTAAGTACCCCTCGCCCACCGTGTGGATAAAGAATATAGGAGATTAAGGACTAAATCAGGCTATTAAATGAGAAATAAGGGTATAAATAGGTATGAATGGTGGTCTTTAGAGGAACAAATGACAGGAACAGGCATTCTAAGCACGTTTAGAGGGTATTCTGAGCCAAAGAAGAGCCAAAACAGAGAAAAGGGTAAAAATTAAGAGTGTTGTTATGTAAGGGTTTGGTACGGGTTGGCCATAGGGCTGGTAAAAGGTTGAGAGTTTGAGGCTGGAGACTGGAGCCTGGCGGAGGTTGAGGCTTTTAGATTGAGGCTTTTAGATTGATTGAATTGGGAAATGATGATACTATATAGATAGTGGTGGGGCAGGTGTGTGAAGATAAAGAAAAGTAGTACCTACCCCCTCATAAATTTTTTATAAAAAATAGAGGCAAAAATGGATAATATAAATTCAGAAAAGATTATCACAGCATCTATCGAGTTAAAAGATTCATTAATTGAAAAAGGATTTGAAGAAGAAGATATAGCATTTTTTATGACAATGGATATTCAAAGAGAATTATATTCTTTTATCAATAATAAGTTAAAATCTGAGATTAAACCGTCTAAAAAATTTGTAGGTTGTCCTTTACATCTTATACAGGGTGAAACTAATATGTATATAGGTATAAAATTAAGGGGGTTAATAAATTGAGTTATCTATCTAATAAGATGAGAATAAAACTTATCGATGAAGTCCAATATTGCTGTAAAAAAATGAGAAAATACTATGAGAAAAATTATGCTGATATGGAATTTAGGACTAAAGATAAAGTTCCGTATTTTTTCTATAAATTAACTCATAAGGGGAAAGTAATGGAAAAATGCCCATTCTGTGGAGCTCATATAGATGTACAGGTATCAAAGTCACGTTGGGGTGGAGAATAGGTGCTAACCGCTAAAGACAAAGCCTTCCTAAAATCTCTAAAATGGAAGTGGAGGGATATAAGTTTCTTTGAGAACGACTTGAGGGAAGGGAAGGTTGAAGACTCTTATTGTATTCGTTCAATAGAGGGTGTGACTTTAGCAAAGGTTCGGAGGATAAGCGGAGAACAACGTATACATATTCTATGATATTTTAGAGGAGAAAACATGAATAGATGTTTAATATTGTTTTTTTGGACTACATGGCTAATGCTTTTAACGGATAGATTTAGCTTATATTTTAATAGTTATGTGTTTCAAAATAAAGTAATGGATAAAACTGAAAAAAAAATATATGAATTTATAGAAAGAATTACAGGTGCAATATTTGTAATAAGTGCATTAATATTCGGGATAACATTAGTATTCGCTGTGTATATATTTATTTTTCAATAATAAGGGGGAAATTATGAAAGTAAAAGTATGTTGTGATGACATGAAAAATCACAATGAGAGAGGGATATATCTTATAGAAACAGAGAATGGCTGGGAATTAGATTATGATGGATTAATACTTCGCTATTGCCCGTTCTGTGGTAAAAAAATAGAGTTTAGAAAAGAGGCAAAAAATGAAACTAAAATTAGAAATTGATGGTAAGACTGTAATAGAGATAGGTTGGATGCACTTGATATTTTTTGGTGTGGTTTTGTTTATAGGATTTTGTATGTTAGTAGTAGGAATTTTAAGTTTATAGGGGGAATAATGAATCTCGAAATAGAATTACCTTATCATTTTAAAGAGTATAAATGGGAAGAACCTATCGTAAGAGCGTTCTTTGACAATAAAGAAATATGGATGAACATTCATCGTAGAGGGGGGAAAGACCTTTTGTCGTTCTGTCGCTTCCTTCTTCCTTCGGCCTTAAAGAAACCGGGAACTTATCCTTATACCTGGCCTACACTAAAACAGGGACGTGATGCTATCTGGGAGGGGAAAGATGAAAAAGGGCGTGACATTCTAAAGTACTATGTCCCTCAAGAGATGATAATCAAGAAGGATAATTCCGACATGAAACTGACCTTACAGTCTGTAGGGGGGACTTCCCAGATTCAGATATTCGGAACGAACGGTGGACAGTACGAAGCTCTTCGTGGGAAACCAGCCAACGGAGTGGTTTACTCGGAACACTCCCGTCAAGATCCCCGTGTTGTTGATGTTGTAAGTCCGATGATACTGAAAACAAAAGGGTGGTCAGTCTACAATTCAACACCGAACGGAAACAACCATTTCAAGAGAGGGTTTAATTTAGCCAAACATAATCCGAATTCTTATTACATCACCGCCACCGTAGAGGATACTTTCGACCACAGGGGACATCGGTTGATAACCGAAGAAGACATCCAAAAAGAGAGGGACAAGGGTAAGACTGAAGATTACATAAATCAAGAATTTTTTTGCTTTCCCCCAGATACAGATGTTATTTGTCAAAATGAAGTAAAATTTATTAAAGATGTTGAAATTGGGGATTTCGTTCTGACTCATTCTAACACATATAGAAAAGTTAAAGGAATTAGCAAAAGAGAATATAATAAAAATCTTATTAGAATAAAAACAATCGGGAATAGAAAAGATATAATATGTACTCCTGAACACAGAATAAGAGTTTGTAACGACAAAGTTAATAACAAGTGGGTTGAAGCTCAAAATTTAACTCTTGATGATAGAGTTACGTTTCCGAGAATATTAAAAAAGAAAAAAAAGATAATCTCAAAAGATATAGCAATATTAATTGCCTGGTATATTGCAGAAGGTTCTTCAAGCAAAGGTTCAGTCCAATATACTTTACATGAAAATGAAAAAAATTATCATAATCAAATATTAAAAAGTGCTTCTAAACTTGGGTGTAATTGTACTGTAAATGTCAATATTGCTAACCATACTAAACAAATATTATTAAACAGTGTAGAGTTGATAGAGTTTTTGATTAGAAATTGTGGGAGTGGTGCGTTAAATAAAAAAATACCTTTTGATTTAATCGCTGGCTATGAAAAATTAGTTTACGAGATTTTAATTAAAGGAGATGGCTGTAGAAGAAAAGAAAAAGATATGTATTCTACTGTTAGTAAGACACTTGCTTATCAAATGCAGTTGTTGGCTCATCAATTAGGTTATGGTGCTGGGATATTAATACATAAAAACGGAAATAAGATACTAAACAGAACAGTAAATACCCATCTTGCTTATTGTGTAAATATATATAAAATTAAAAAAGAGAAAAAGCCTTGTTACCCTAAATATCATGTATATTACAAAACTCATAAATATAACATAACAGTACCTATTAAAAAAATTGAATATATAGATTATGATGGATTTGTTTATAATCTCGAAGTAATGTATGATAATTCATATACGGCAAATGGTAGAGTGGTTCATAATTGCAGCTTCAATCAGGGGATAGAAGGCACTTTCTTAGGCAAACAAATGCAGGCGGCAGCCAATGACGGGCGTATCTTGAGCCTTGCGTATGACGAGACCATACCTGTAAACACCGCCTGGGATCTTGGAGTCGGTGATTTTATGGCTATAATCTTTTATCAGGTTATCGGAAATTGGGTTCATATCATCGACTATTTGGAAGCTACTGGGTATTCGTTCTTATACTACGCCCAGAAACTAAAGGAACGACACGAGGAGAAGGGGTTCTTCTACGGAACTCATTATGCACCTTTCGACATCAAGGATAGAGAGATGGGGAGTGACCATCAGGAAATAAGAGCCCTGACTCGCAAAGAAAAGGCAGAGAAAATCGGTTTAATCTTCGATGAAGTGGAAAAGACGAGTTTTGATAACAGCGTGGACAACGCCCGTGCTATAATGAGAAGAGTAAAGTTTAACTCCGACTCTAAAGGAGTACAGCTTTTGATGAGTCATCTTGAACAATGGGGGAAGAAATGGAACGACATCAATCAAGAATACGGAGACTACGAAGCTCCTACCGTTCATAAGCACGGAGGGGCAGCTTTCAGGTATTTATCAACTGTCGTTACCGAAGAAACCCACTTAGCAGATTACGATGAGATTGATGACGATTATAAAGATAAGTGTAATGAATTTACAGGATTGTAAAAAAGTGATATAATAATTTTCAAAGGGAAGAAAGCAGGGGTGGAAGGGCATGAGATGGAAGAACTACAAGTTATAAAGAAAAAGGGAGAAATTCTAAAGGATTTTGTAATG